TCGTCACCGGCTCGGGTTCGGGCCAGCCGACCGGCATCGTCACCGCCCTGACCGGAGGTTCCAGCGTCGTGACTTCCACGACCACCGACACATTCGCCGTCGGTGACGTGTACAAGCTCGACGGCGCGCTGCCCGCCCGGTACGCCGCGAACGGTTCGTGGTTGGGTCACCGCACCATCTACAACCTGATGCGGCAGTTCGACACCAACGGCGGCTCCGCCCTGTGGGGTCAGCTGGCGGACGGCCGGTCGCGTGACCTGCTCGGCCGCCCGGATTATGTCGCGGAGGCGATGGACGGCACCATCAACGCGCTCGCGGAGAACTACGTCCTCATCTTCGGTGACTTCTCCAACTACGTCATCGCCGATCGTTTGGGCACGACGCTCAGCTACATTCCGCATCTTTTTGGCGCGAACGGACGTCCGACCGGGCAGTCCGGCTGGTATGCGCATTTCCGGGTCGGGGCCGATTCGGTCAACGACGCAGCGTTTCGCATGTTGAATGTGACGTAGTAAAATTGTCGTCGCATATTGCGGCCCATATGTTTAGTCAGATAAACTGGACATATGGGCCGCAAGGGAAACGCGCCGTGCACGATAGAGGGCTGCGACGGCAAGGAGTTAGCTCGGGGGTGGTGCGTCAAGCACTACAACCGCTGGCAGAAACGCGGGGATCCGCTCGCGGAGGTACGCGAGATCGCCAAGCCATACGGCGACCAGACGTGCACGGTGGAGAACTGCAACAACCGGATTCAGGCTCGGGGGTATTGCCCGCCGCACTACCAGCGATGGCGTAACTACGGCGACCCATTAGGCGAGGCCCAGCCGCGCAAATTCAAGACCATCGAAGATCTTCGGCGCGAGGCATTCCATGGTCTTCCGGGCGGTACGACATCACCCGCCGGATACCGCTACCGCACAGCCCGGAAGGGTGAGCGATTCGCCGAGCATCGACTGGTGATGGAGTACCACCTGAACCGCCCGCTGTGGCCGGACGAGACCGTCCATCACAAGAACGGCAACCGGTCCGACAACCGCATCGAAAACCTCGAACTCTGGTCGTCCTGGCAGCCCGCCGGGCAACGGGTGGAGGACAAACTCGCCTGGGCGCGGGAGATTCTGGCCCGCTACTCCTGATCGGAGGTGACCGGTTGGAGTTCGACCTCGGCCGGTTGCGATCCGCTCTATCCGAGATCCCCGCAGCTGCCTGGTCGCTGCCCAGCACCTACTCCGAAACCCGTGTCCATCACGGGTACCGGCGAGTGGTGCTGGTCAGCGCCAGGCAGCCCTGGGAGCACGCCCACCTCTTCTCCGACGTCCTCGCCGCGTTCGCGCCGATCTGGGAGGCGTGGCTGTCATGGATCGACCCGCGCGGGTTCATCGCACCGCACCGGGACGCCGGGCCGTGGCGGGAGCGCTGGCAGGTGCCGATCCGCGCCGCAGGCGAGTGGCACGGCGACGACACGTTCTCTCCCGAGTCCGGCGTCCCCTTCCAGGTGCGGCACTGGGAACCGCACGCCGTCGTCAACAACACCGACCAGCCGCGCATCCATCTGGTCTTGGACCGGGATGTGTGGCTGGACCGGGCACCCGAACCGTTCGAGGTCTACCCGATCCCCGACGACATGACCGACCTGGTTCAAAGGAGTCTCACATGAAGTACAGGTGCATCAACCCATTCGCGACCGGTGACCGGATCTACACAGGCGGGGAAGAGGTCGACGAAGGCGACGCGATAATCAAGACCCACCGCGGCCACTTCGCCGAAGTAACCACCCGCCCAGGTGTGTTTGAAGCGGCCACCGCTGCGCCGGGTGAACAGCGCGACCTGAGCACGCCGAAGAAGGCGCCGGCCAAGAAAGCGCCCGCGAAGAAGGCCGCGCCGAAGGCTGAGCCGAAGAGTGAGCCCGCCGAGCCGGAGAAGAAGGCGGACGAGGGCGACAAGCCCGCCACGAAGGCCCACACCGATAAGGCTGAGGACAAGGGCGACGCCGATGCGTAGGACGCTGTACGGGCGCTGCCTCGTGCAGCAGGCGCTTACCTCGGCAGTGCGTACCAACGGCACCGTCAACGGGACGACCGTGGACCTGGGCGTGTACGGCAACGACTTCCGCACCGTGCTGTTCATCGTGTCCACCGGCACCATCACCGATGGTTCGCATGCGATCACGATGCAGGATTCGCCGGATGGCACGAACTGGACCGCGGTCCCCGCATCTCAGCGTCAGGGCTCCCTGCCCACGATCGTGGCCGCCAACGACGACACCATCTTCGAGTTGGGGTACATCGTCGGCACCAACCAGTACGTGCGCTTGGTGGCTACGACCACCGGCGCCACCACTGGTGGCGCGTTCTCAGCGGTCGCGGTGTGTTCCGAGGGCAGCAACTCCGCGGTGGCGCGTTCCTGATGGCCGACTTCGCGACCTCGACCGAGCTGGAGAACTGGCTCGAGCTGGACAGCACCATCAACAGCGCGAAGGCAAGTCTTGCGCTGTCGGTGGCGTCCGGTGACATCCGGGATTATTGCGGGTGGTCGATCAGCGAAGAGACCGCGACCCTCATCCTCGACGGGACCGGGTCGCGCTGGCTGTGGCTGCCGACACTGCGGCTGACCGCGGTGGCGTCGGTGACCGTCAACGGGGATGAGCTGACCGTGGGGTCGCAGTACGACTGGACCAGCTACGGCAAGCTCATCCACCGCGGATGCTGGCCGAATCAACCCCGGTCGGTGGAGGTCGAGTTCACCCACGGATACACCGAGGTGCCAGCCGCGGTGAAAGGGGTGTGCCTGACGCTGGCGTCGGTGTACTACAACAACCCTGAGGCCGTGAAGTCCCGCAGCGAGGCATGGGGGCCGTTCAACCAGGCCGTGGCCTACGGCGACGGATCCGGCGCTGGCCTGTCTGCGTCGCTGGGCCGCTACCGGCTGGAGCACGTCGGGTGAGGTTCCGGCTGCGGTACACCGCGGGACATCGCGTCTACAGCGAGACGGGCGGCCAAGACGCGCACGGCAATGACATCCCCGCGTGGGCCGACCCTGTTGACGTGCCTGCGATCTGGTGGTCGCCGTCCTCCACCGAACCTGCTGTCGCCGGTCATGACCGGGTCGCGGTCGATGTGGTGATGGTCGTCGACTCCTCCCTGAACGTGTCGCCGCACGACCGGATGGTCCTGAACGGACAGGAGTACGACGTGATCGGGTTCCCGGAGGACTACGACCATGGGCCCGGCCGCCCCGCGGGCCGCAAGCCCATCAACCTGCAGAGGGTCGACGGATGAGCGACTACGCACGTCGGGTGATTCTGAACCTCGACACCAGCGAGATCACCATCGGCGGTGAGACGTTCCCGTGGTTCTTCTCCGGCGCCGAGCCCACGGTGATCAAGGGAGAGCGCGGGGAACTGCTGCCGGGATTGACCCTGACCATCGCGTGCGCGGACCTGACGGTGATCTCCCCAGGAAAAATGATCAATGGCTGAGTCGCGGATCGAATGGAAACCCGGCGCCTTCTACGAGTTACGGCGCGCAGCCGGTGTCCGTCGCGATCTCGAAGCCCGGGGTCGCGCGGTGCTGGAGGCGTGCGGCGGTGAAGCAGCGGGGTATGTGATGACCAGCGAGCAGGGCTCGCGAGATCCGCAAGGCCGCTGGCAGGTGTCGGTGATCGCCGCCACCGAAGAAGCCCGCATCGACAACGGCCGGCACAACACACTCGTCCGCAACTTCGGAGCTGCACGTGGCTGAGGTTATCGCCGCGGTAGGCGTCGAAGCGTTCTATGTGGCGTACCTGAAAGCACAGTTCGCCACCCGCAGCGAGACCGCGCGGGTGGCGACCAAGGTTCCACCGACGCGCCCCGACCGGATGGTGCGGGCGTCGTTGATCGGCACCGTCCGCCAAACCCTCGTGCACTTCTACTCCCGGCTGCTCGTCGAATGCTGGGCGCCAACCGAGACAGATGCCGCGGACCTGGCGATGCTCGCGTACGCGCTCACCAACGCCCTGGAGGGCGAGGTCTCCAGTGGCGAGTTCGTCTCCCAGGTCGTCACCGTCGGCGGCCCCGCGAACAACCCGGACCCCGATGTGGGACCGCGTTATCAATTCACCGTCGACCTGCTCATGACAGGCGCGGTCATCTAACTTCCCCCGGCAACGGAGGGAGACCCCATCCATTCAGGGCCTGCGAATCCTGAAGGGACAGACAATGGCTGGTAACTCCGTTGCCAAGATCGGTATTGGCGCGCCGCTCGCCACTGGCGGGATCATGGTCGCCGCGGAAGGCACTACCCTGCCGACCGGTGTTTCGAGCGCCACGACCGACTTCACGAAGCTGGGCTTTGTTGCCGACGACGGGCTGCGGCCCTCCGGTGAGCGCACCTCCACTGACATTTACGACTGGGCTGGCGATCTGATCTACAGCCCGCAGGAGAACCACTCCACTCAGTTCCAGTTCAAGCTGCTTGCTGCGTTCGACGGCGATGTGCTGTCGGAGGTGTTCGGCGAGGACAACGTCACTACCGTCGGATCGCTGACCACCGTGGAGGAGACCGGTGAGCCGCTCGGTATCCACCCGTGGCTGTTCGACATGCGTGACAAGTCCAAGCGTGTCCGCATCGTTGTCCCGGCCGGGCAGATCACCGCGGTGTCGGAGGATCCGTTCGTTCGTAACGCATTGCAGGCGTTCGACGTCACGCTGACCTGCTACAAGGACGACAACGGCCGCAAGGCGTACCGCTACTACGACGACGGCTCGGCCCCATCGGCACCGACCATCGCGTCGCGTGTCCCCAGCGGCAACTTGGCTACCGCAGGTGGGGAACTCCTGTACCTCACCGGTACGAACTTCACTGGCACCACCGCGGCGTCGGTGGGCGGTACGGCGGTGCTGGACTTCCAGATCATCGACGACCAGCACTTGGCCATCATCACCCCCGCCAAGTCGGCGGGTTCTCACAACATCGTGGTGACCAACGCGACCGGCGCATCGTCCGGCTTCGCGGTCACCTACGCGTAATCCAAGACCCCGACGGCGCGGTCCACCTCGCAGGCCCGCCGCGCCGTCGGGCCCTACGGGCCTGCGAGTGATGAAAGGGCCTGCGATGCCTTTCCAAGTTCCCGAACCGGGCGGTTCCAAGCCGGAGAACAGGTTCGAGTTCACGATCAAGGACAAGACGTACTCGATCCCTAAGTTGGAGTACCTGTCCGCCGAAGCTGCTTCGTTCATCGAGGACATGTCGATGGGAAAGATCTCGGATGTCGGGTTCACCGAGTACATCCGGGCACTCTTCGTCAAGGCGGAACCGAAGCTTCCCGCGACTGCGCTCAAGGGGTTGTCGCGTGACCAGCTCACCGCGCTGCGGGACGCCTGGTACGAGTCATCGAAGGTGACCGCGGGGGAATCCTCGGCCTCCGAGAGTTCGTAAGGAACCACGAGGAGGCCGTAGCCGCCGACCTGGCCAACCGCGGACTTGAGATCGGGGATATCGGCACCTGGATGTCGTGGTGGGTGTTCCGCTGCTGGCTCAAATACCTCCCGGATACCTCCGCCGTCGTGCGGGAGCGTCGCGCGCGTGCCGCGGCGGAGGCCATCCCAGAGAACGAACGAGTGATCGGTGGACCGGCGGATGCGCTGCCGATCGAGCAACTAATGGTCGAACTGGGTTGGAATTGAGAAGGGGTGATGTGTGGCCGTCGAGTTAGCCACTGGCTACGTCTCTCTCGTCCCTGAGACCAGTAACTTCGCCCGTGAGGCCGGTCGGGCATGGGATCGTGTCGCCAGCGACATGCAACGCAGGTTCGCTCGCGCGTTCGACGACTCCGCAGAAGATATGCGGCGGACGTTCACCCAGGCGTCCGGGCAGGCATTCGATGGCGCCGCCGCAGACATGCGTCAGCGCCTGGCGCGTGGCGTCGATGGCGTCGCCAGTGACATGCATCGGGAGTTTGCACGCGCGTCGACTCAGGCGTTCTCAGGCGCCGCCGACGGCATGCAGCAGCAGTTTCGTCGCGGGTTTGACGCATCCGCCAGTGACATGCATCGAGCGTTTTCGCGGGCATCCGACCGGGTCGGCCGCGATCTGGAGCAGGCGATCGGAGATGCCGGGCAGGGTGCTGGACAGCAGGGCGGGGAGGCCGCAGCAGGCGGAATCGCGGACTCTCTGCAGGGTAAAGCCGGAGTCATCGGGCAGGCCCTAAGTGCTGTATTCGCTGTGGCAGGCGTCAGCGCTGGCGGCTTGTTCGTCAAGGCGCTGCAACGGGGTTTGGAGCACGAACAGGCGATCGACATCGCCCAGGCCCGTCTCGGTCTCGATGACGACACGATGCACAAGATCGGGTTCGCGTCCGGGCAGGCATACGCGGGTGCGTTCGGAGAAAGCGTCGAGGGAAACATTGACGCCGCGCGTCGAGCGATCCAGTCCGGCCTGCTCGATCCGGACGCCACCGCGCAGGATACGCAGCGGGTAATCGAGCAGCTGACCGGAATCTCGGACCTGATGGGGGAAGAGATCCCCGCCGTGGCGCGCGCCGCCGGGCAGGCGATCCGGACCGGGCTGGCGAAGGACGCGACCGAAGCGTTCGACCTGTTCGCCACTGCCGAGCGGAACGGCCTCAACGTGTCCGAGGACTTCCTCGACACCATCATCGAGTATGGCACTCAGTTCCGGAAACTCGGTGTCACCGGCCCGGAAGCTATCGGCCTCATCAACCAAGCCGTGAAGTCCGGCGCCCGCGACACCGATATCGCTGCTGACGCGATGAAAGAATTCTCGATTCGCGTGGTGGACGGGTCGGAGTCGACGGCGGACGCGTTCGAGAAGCTCGGGGTGCCCGTCGAGAAGACGATGGGCATGTTCCTCAATGGGGGCGGCGAAGCGCGCGACGCGATGACGTCGCTGTTCGACGCTCTCCGCAAAGTCGAGGACCCGGTCAAGGCCAACGAGATCGCTCTGGCGTTGTTCGGCACACAGCTCGAGGACCTCGGCGACGCCTTCCACAACTTCAACCTCGACTCGGCCGCCAACTCCCTCGGCAAGGTCGGCGGTGCCGCGTCGGATGCCCTGAACGCAATGGGCGGCAACGCGGCAACCTCTATCGAGGGCGCGAAGCGATCTATCGAGGTCTCAGCCGACGCGATCGGCTCCGCGCTGGCGAAGGCATTCGGGCCCGAGCTGGCGAAGGTCGCCGACTGGGTGACCAAGCATCAGCCCGAAATCCTCGGCTTCATGGGCAAACTCGCGGATGGGGCGTTCGCCGCCGCGGACGCCTTCCTCGGCTTCTCTTCTCTGTCCCTCAATGCTTTCGCGGACTTAGCAGAAGGCGTGGGGCCCATTCTCGAGCAGATGCTCGACCCGATCGGGAAAGTCGCCGAGGTCATCGGCAAACTCACTGGCAGTGAGGGCCTGCAGGATCTCGGCCACACACTGCAGGAGATGGAAAACACGATGCGCGGCGCCGCCGACGGTGCCCGCGACATCGCTGACGGCATCGACAACTCCGCGCGCCCGAGCCTGGATCGGATGCGCGCCAATGTCGCCGAAAACATCGCCGAAACCCAACACGCCGCTGAAGTCACGAGAGCGCTGGGGGGCGCTGTCACTGCCCTGCCTGATGGGCACGACATCATCATCAAGGAGAACACCCCGGAGGTTCAGGCACGACTCGAAGCACTGGGCTATCGGGTAACCCATATGGAGAATGGGCAATTCCGTGTGGAAGCCAACACGGCGGAGGCCCAGCAGAGACTCAACGATTTCATCCATCAGAACTCGGGCCGAGTCCTGCCGCTGAAGGGCTACGTCAGTTTCAACCAATCCATCCCCGTTGAGACCCTTTCCAAGGTTCACGACATCCCACCCGGACTGGCCACAGGTGGAGTTTTCCGCGGCAAAGGTGGACCCACTGACGACGCAAACCTCATCCGAATCTCCGACAGGGAACACCTCGCCTACATCACTCGTGCGCAGGCAGTGAGCCCGGCGACGCTGCCTTTGCTGGAGGCAATCAACTCCGGTTGGGCGCCACCGGCAGAACTTCTGCATGCCATGGTTCCCGGATTCGCGACAGGAGGCGTGGCCGGCAGTCGGGCCAGCAGTTGGGCGCAAGCGCAGAACGGGAAGCCATACATTTACGGACCCCAGGACTGTTCCTGGTACATGTCCGGCATCTACAACCAGTTGACTGGCAAGAACGTTCGTTTCACCACCGCCTCGGACTTCACGGCATTTGGCTTCAAGCCCGGTTCGGACCCGAACGGATTCACGATCGGCACCGACGGCGGACTTGGCCAGAACGGGCACATGGCCGGGAGGCTGCTGGGCACGGCAGTGGAGTCGGACGGAACCAACGGCGTCCAATTCGGCGGCAAAGCCGATGGCCCGGAGAAGATGCCGAAGCAGTTCTACCTACCCCGTGACCTGTGGAATCCGCCGGAGACCGACAACCCCGCGCTCCAGTCGGGCACGGGCGCCACTCCGGGCAGTGGCCCCGGCAGTGCGCTGGGGGGATCCCCTGGAACATCCGGGGTCGGTTCGGGTGGATCTGGAGGCGGAGCGCCGGGCGGCACCTTCGGTGGCGCGCAGGTACCGGCGGGCGTCACACCGGTGTGGATTATCGGCAGCAACATCACTGGCACCTCTACGTCCTCGTCAAGTGCCAGCAGCGACACCACCACTCAGGCTTCCCCGTCGGAATCGTTCGCCCCGCAGGCGTCCGCGCCCACGCAATCCACACAGATGCCGGATATCGGCGCGAGGGCGTTGCAGGCCGGGGGCGACTTCCTCAACGCCAACCTCGACCAGTTCCTCGGCGACATCGGTCTACGCCGCGAAGGGGGAGCCATCCAAGCACTCGCGAAGGTCATCTTCGACGCTATGGCCCGCGCTACCAGTGAGGCGGTCGCGCAGGCCACCCGCAACTCTGGCTCGCTGACCAGGTACGCAGGGCGCCCGTTCTGATGCTGCAGATCATCATCCACGGCTGCGATGGCTCGACATGGATCGTGCACGGCGACGGTGCCGGTCGGGAAGGCGTCCGACTCGGCAAAGACCAAGTGAAGGGTCTGTTCGCGGCACCCGTGCGGACCGCATGGAAGGCCGGCGCCCGACAGTCCGGCGGCGCGATGAAGGGCATGTGGCACGACTGGCGTGACCTGTCGCTGGGCTTCCACATCGTCGCCGGACGCAACCAGGAAACGGTGATGTCGCGGTTCCGGCAGGCCTTTGACTACCGCGAAGACGATTGGGATTGGGACGCCCGCCTTGCCCGCATCGAAGTACGCAGCGACCTGTCCACCCGCTCGTTGGATGTCCAGCTGTACGAGAAGCGGGACTTCGACCCCGGCATCGACCCTCTGGTGTCGGGGCACGGCAACCCGATCCTGCCTTTACGGGCCGGGCAACCGTTCTGGTACGAGGACGACGAAATCTCTACCTGGTCCACCGCATCAACTTCCGGCTCGGGATACGTCAAAGTGCACAACCCCACCGACACGGTGATGCGGCACAAGTGGATCCTCACCCGCGGGCAATGGACTCTTCCCGACTTCTCGTGGGAGGGGCCTGCCGGCGAGCGCCGTCTCGGCGTCTCGAAGCTCACCGGCCGAGATGACCGCAACCGCACCATCCTGATGCCGGAGATCACCGCCGTCCAGGGCGGGGCAGTGGTGGATCTGGACCCGATGAAGCTGATGGTCCGAGACGCGCACGACACCAACATCCTCGGGCAAATGCCAGTCCCGGGCAGGTACTTCGAGTACGCGATCCCGCCGAAGACCCCGCCGACCAACCTCCCTGTGTCGGTGACGAACGCCCCGGCGGGCGTCGGGGCGATGGTGCAGCTGGTGCAGCCGCGGCGCTGGCTGGAAGCGATCGGAGGGCAGTAGATGCCGGCGATCGACCTCGGTGCGAGCTTGCTTGAGCAGTGCAACTCGATCTGGGCTGCCACCAAGGCCAATGAGCAAGCGGAGCTGAACCTTCGCAAGGTCCCGCCGGTGGTGTGCCTGTGGGACGGCGAGATGCGGCTGCAGCACTTGGTGCAAGCCGAGTACTCCGCATCGTTCGAGCTGATCGACGGCGACACCGGACCCTTCGAACTCCGCCACCCGTTCGACCATCCGGTCGGGCAGTGGTTGTGGGACGAACAGGGGCGCATCGACCGCGGCGAGAAGCGCAACATCAACATCACCGTCGAATACTGCGGCTCCCGCCTCGGCGGACTGCTGGAGTACGTCGAACTCGAACAAGATGAGGACGGCGACCAAGTCGTTGTCGCGCGCTTCGCCTCCGACTACGAGCGGCTGAAGTGGTATTCGGTCTGGGCCAACCCGTTCTTCCCCGAATGGATCCAGTGGCCGCAAATCTGGATCGGCGCCGGACCCATCCCGTGGCTGTTGTCCGTGGCCCTCGACCTCCAAATCATGCGCGAAGCCGGATCCTACTGGACACTCCCGTCGGATCCCATGGACCCGAACCAGCGCGGCCCCATCGAAACCGCGCAAGCCACCTGGTCCACAGTCGTGAAGCCCATCAGCTTCGTCGACTCCATGGCCTCCGGAGCCCTGTGGGGCATCCTCATCTCCAGGTTCAAGAACTTCCACGACGTCGCCAAGGCGCTGATGGAAGACGGGGAAATCACCTGCGTCATCCGCCCCTACCTCGAAGGCGACCCCGAGCCGTGGCCGGGCGCGAACCTTCGGCACGGAACCCGGGTTGTGTCGTTCGAGGACCGGTCGGGCACCTACACCGGGACCAGCCACGGCGGCACGATCTGGGACGGCCTGATCCGGACGGTCAACGAGTTCGTCGGCGACATGATCGACTCCACCGAATACCTGTCCTCGGACACATCGATCCCGCCCGACTACTACATCCCCGGATCAAAGCGCACCCAGAAAGAGTTGCCGTTCGTCGTCTGGCGTGACGGCGAAGAGACCGGCCTCACCGGCTACCGTTACCGCAGAACCCCATCTAAGGGCATCCAAGTCGTCACCGGCGGCCACTCCATGCCCGGCGTCAACGAAGCCATCTCCGCCGCAATCCAGATGGCCGGGGACCTCATCGCCGCCATGATCGGTGTCCCGCCGGTCGGCGGCGCTTTGGACGCAATTCTGGCTCCCCTCTACACCGACGCCCTGCTCGCCTGGATGGTCGCGCGGTCGGCCAGCAGGGCCCAGAACCAGGGCTGGACCCGGTACTTCGAATACTTCCAAGAGGGCAGCAACAAGGCCTACACCCTCTCCAGCCTAATCGTGCTCCGCGCGGGCATCTGGGCTACAAGGGCTTTCGACGCGACGACCTTCTCCGCGGGAGATGGGGCACCGTACCTGATCGGCGAGTCCGGGCATGTGTGGCTCGGCGACCGCGCGGGCTACACCATCCGCGGCGACACCTCCGGCCGCATCTACATGGACAGGGTGAGCAAGGTCCGGCTGTCGTGGAGTCGCGACGAGCCCGTGGAGTGGACCCTCACGATCGGTGATGACCGCGCACTTCAGGACCCCGTGGCACGTGCGTGGGAGCGCATCGAGGCCATCATCTCCGCCCTTCAGCAACTCGGCGTCGTCTAGGAGAACCGTTGGAGCAGAACAGTTTGCCGCACAACAGCAGTCAACTCGGCCTGATCGACGGCAAGCGGTTCGAGGACTGGCCGAAGTGGGAAGGTCAGGGTGTACCCCTGCGGGAGAACTGCGACCTGAACAACCCGCGGCAGAAGTTCCTGTGGATGTTCACGGCTCTACCGGGAGTGAAGGGCGCACCGCTGCTGATGCCCGTGGACTACTGGGAGATGGTGTCCTGGCGGCAATGCGTCCTCGGCGGCGACATCACTGGTGAACCCGGCTTGAAGTACGTGCCGCCACCGACAATGGCGAACCCTTGGACAGCGTCCGGCCGGTGGGCCGACTTGTCCGAGCCGGACGAAGCGCGCGCCACCTTGGCCGAGGTGATGGACCAGCACCTCACCGCAGCAGACAAGGCGGAGATACGAGGCTTCGTCGAGGAGAAGCTGGGCCTCCGGCAGGACATGCCCGACATCATCGGCGGCCACCAGTACCGGCTCGCGGACCTGTCGAAGCGCCTGGAAGTGCCTGTCGAGGAGATGATCCGGATCCTCGGCGACTTCGGGCTGAATGTCACCGAAAGGTCCCTGGTCGACCGGTCGGTCGCCGACCGCATCGTCACCCACCTGGGACTGTGATGTTCGACCCCGCCACTCACACGGTGACCGAAGTCCTGGAGTACCTGGACGCCGTCGACGACCCCGCCGAAGTGGGGCGTGTGCTCGCCGCGGAGCGAACCAGTCTGGCGCGGATGGAGATCCTCAGCCGATTCCCTGACATGAAGGGAGGGCGGACAGTCCCATGAAGCTCCTCGACTTCAGTGCGTCCCTCATCGACCCGCAGGCCATCAAGGAGGCGGGCTACGTGGGTGTCGTGCTCTACATGTCCGATCGTCGGCCGGGCGCGGAGTGGATGCAGGCGAAACCTGCTACCCGGGAGTACTGCGACCGGTTGCGCGCGGCGGGGTTGGAAATCGTGTCGAACTACCAGTTCGGCAAGGGGCAGACTGCGGACTGGCGCGGAGGATACGACGCTGGTGTCTATCACGCGCGGATCGCACTGGGATACCACCGTCAGGCTGGTGGCCCCGAGGGGCGCCCGATCTATGCGCCCGTCGACGACAATCCGACCTTGGAGCAGTGGAACACGCTGATAGCGCCGTTCCTGCGCGGTTGGGCATCTGTCGCCGGGTTGGAATGGACCGGCATGTACGGCAATGCCCGATGCATCGACTGGGCGCTCGAGGACTGCGTCGCCACCTGGTTCTGGCAGCACAACTGGTCGGGGGATCCCTCGATCAACTTCGACCACTACGCCGCGCACCTGCACCAGATCGAGATCGACCAGCGAAAGGTCGGTGGCGTCGGCGCGGACGTCAACACCGTCCTGAAATCCGACTACGGCCAATGGTCCAAATCCACTGGAGGAATCATCACGGTGACGAAACCGGAGTACACCGAGCTAGACCGGATGGGCGATTCGGGATCAAGCCGCCACGGGGCGCGGATCGCCAACTTCCTACTGCACACCCAGGAAGGCAACGGGACGGCCGAAAGCTTGGCTGGATACCTGAACAACTCCCGCAACGGTGTCAGCTACCACTACACCGTCCGCGACGGGATGGTTGTCGATGTGGTCGACACCGACCTGGCGAGTTGGTCGGTGCTGGACGCGAACCCGTTCACGATCAACCTGTGCTTCGCCGGATCCCGTGCCGGATGGTCGACCGACGAATGGCTGGCCCGGCGGGACGACATCCGGATCGCGGCGTGGCTGGCGGTGCAGGACGCCCGCAAGTACGGGTTCGAACCGCACGTGATCGCGCCACCGTACGAGCGCCGTCAGGGAATCTCCGACCACATGTACGTCACCGAATGCCTCGGCGTCGGCACCCACACCGACGTGGGACCCAACTTCCCCTGGGACGTGTTCGCCGACGACGTGCGCGAGTTCGCCACCGGTGCGCCTGCAGCACCCCCGCCGAACGCGATCGACGACGTCGCGTCCGTCACTCCCTGGCTGGGTGCGCGGCGCACCGTGGGCGAGAACGCGACCCCCGACGGCGCCGGTAGGTATGCCGAGTTCGAGAACGGCCACATCTACTGGCATCCCGCGACCGGCGCCCACGCCATCCCAGCATCACTGTTCGGCAAGTACAGCGAACTGGGCTGGGAGGCTGGGCCGCTCGGCTACCCGGTCACCGACCTCGCCACGCTCGACGGCGGCGAGGTCCAGGGCTTCCAAGGCGGAGCCCTCTACCGGCACGGCAACTGCGTGCCCGTCTGGGTGCATGGCGCGATCCGCGCTCGCTGGCACCGGTCCGGTTCGGAGACCGGCCCGTTCGGCTGGCCGCTCGCCGACGAAGAGGAACTGTCCGGCGGGGAGATGCGGCAGCGCTTCCAGCACGGGCAGATCATCTGGCCCGGCAAGCGAGACACTGCCGCCCTGCTCCACTCCGACGGTCCAGACATCCCCGACCCGGACCATGACTGAAGGGAAACACTATGGCAATCACCCGCATTCCCGAGCCCGCTCTGATCCGCGGCGTCCTGGTGACGATCACCGGCGTCATCGCCTACTTCCTGAACAAGGAGGTGAACACGGCCTGGATCGACGCAGTGCTCACCGTCTACACCCTAGCCGCGCCGTTCCTTGCGGGCCTTCTGATCCGCCCGGCCGTCAGGCCGGTGAGTAAGTCGAGCGCGGGCATGCCCGCCGCTGAGCGCGGATAGTGCTGTTGTGGCTGTGGGCGGCCGAAGCGGATGGTGAGCCGGTGCCGATCGGCACCGATTCACTGTTGCAGTACGGCGCGATCGGTGCCATAGCTGCGATCTGCATCTACGCCGTCTACAAGCTGTTCAACAGCCTCGTCACCACCCATAAGTCGGAGATAGAGCGGATCGAACTGTCACACAAGGACGCGATCCAGCGAGCGGACGCGGCCTACGACAAAGAGGTCACACGAGGCGATCGGCTCGAAACCGAACTGCGGGAACTCAACAAACTCATCAACGACAAGCTCGCCGGGGAACTCGTGCGGGCAACCGACGCCATTCGGGAGGCGTTCGAGACCATGCACGAGCGTCGGCGGCTGTGATGCCGGACAAATACATGCGCGATAGCGACAGCATCGAAACCACGCTGCGCCAGACACACGAAACGGTCGGTCGCCTGCGGGCGTTGCTCGATGACCTGGCGCACCAAATCAACGATCTGGAGTCGGAGATCAAGCAGCCTCGAGAGAAAGGGGCGCGGTGATGGATCAGTCGCGGTTGGTGGGGGCCGTCGAAGAACTGACAGCGGAAGTGAGCGCGCTGTCCGAGCGCGCCACCACCACACAGCGGATCGTCGCCCAACTCGAAGCGCAACGAAAAGGGATGCACACCACGCGGCTCATCCTGTCCGGGGCCATCGTCCTGCTCGTGGTGGTGCTCGGCGTGACCGTCGGCGGTGTGCTGCTGTACCGGCAGATGGACGCGAATCAGCGTGAGATCCGGCAGGTCCAGCAGCGGACCAGCGCGGAGATCCTCTGCCCGCTGTATGAGGTGTTCGCTACCTCGATCAAAGCCAATCCGCCGAACCCGAATCTGACTCCTGCACAGGCCAAAGTCCGGCAGGACGCCGCAGACACGATCCTCGCCGGACTCGACAAGCTGGGGTGTGCGTGACCGCACCTGATGGGTCTAGGCCCCCTGGTGCGCTCGGCGTCGGCCTGTTCACCGCATGGTCGACGCAAACCGCGGACCGCGCAAAGGGCGAGATGCGCGGCGGTGTCGTCGGTTCCTTCAACAACGCCGGCGCACAGATGGACAACAAGGTGAAGGCGCCGATCACCTCGCATGCCGGATCCATCGACAACCACGAGGTGCGCATCATCAGCCTGGAGGACGGCGGCACCATGACCGTCTACTCCGGCAACGGCACATGGACCAACGTCGGCGGCAGGATCGGCGTAGGCGTCATCTGTGGCGGCCAAGCGGGGCAGGCGGGCACGGGCGGCACCACGCAGCGGCTCGGCGGCAACCACGGTGGATACAAG